CATTGAATCTATTGTTCTCTGGTACTCCACAGTTTAGATTTCACCGTCATCAAAACAGATTATTTTTAGATATTGATTGGACAAGAGATTTAGATGTTGGTCAATATGTTGTTGCAGAATGTTATCGTCGTTTAGAACCAGAAGAAATTACATTGACTGGTACTATTAGTGGTAACACAACTTCAAATACAATTATTGGTACAAGTACAAAGTTCGATCAAGAGTTAGCAGAAAAAGATTTTATACAGATTGATGGTACTGCAAAGCAAGTTCTAAAGATCATTTCTCCAACAGAAATTATCTTAGATGGTCCACATTCAAACAACGAATCTGGTATTACAGTTACTAAAGAAGGTAATACAGATGTTTGGAATGATCGATTCCTTAAGCGTTATGCAACTGCAAAAATTAAAATGCAATGGGGATCTAATATGAAAAAATTTGAAGGTATACAAATGCCAGGTGGAGTTACATTAAACGGTCAAAAAATTTATGATGAAGCTGTAGATGAAATAAAAGAACTTGAAGAAGAATTAATCAGTACGAACGTGTTACCTGGTGACATGTTCATGGGATAATATGTCAACTAACTTTTATTTTAATCCGTTTCCTAAAGATCATATAACCGAAGAACAACTTCTAGTTGAAGATTTGGTTATTGAAGCCATGCAAATTTATGGTATGGATGTATTCTATCTTCCACGTACAAGTAGAGATGCAGTGGATAAAATATATGGTGAAGATACATTAAAGCAATATGTTAATGCATATCCAATAGAAATGTATCTAGAAAATACCACCGCAATGGATGGTGAACAGGACTTTATGTCCAAGTTTGGTTTAGAAATTCGTGATGAGATTAGTTTTTTAGTTTCACGCAAAAGATTTAAACATTCTACCCGTGCAGCAAATCTAATTCGTCCACGTGAAGGTGATTTAATTTATGTACCATTATTAACTGGTTTTTTTGAAATTACTTTTGTTGAACATGAAAACAATCAAGCAATGTTCTATACATTAGGTCGTGGTCGTGGAGGTAATGTTTATGTGTATGCACTTAAATTAAAACAATTTGTATTCTCAGATGAGATTATTGATACTGGTGTAGAAGAAATTGATGTACAAGTATTTGATGCTTATCGTCGCACAAGAATACCTTTTGCAGACAATGGTCAAGGAACATATGTTTCTGGAGAAATAATATATCAAGGAACTGATATTGCAAATGCAACTGCACAAGCAATCGTTCATTCACAGAATTTACTTGGCAATAACTACATCGATGTAATTAGAATGAATGGTACGTTTAGTAACGGTTCAATATTAATTGGTGCCACAAGTAATGCGAGATATGTAATGAATGCAACAGAAGATGGTATTGCACCATTCGATGATATTGGTTTACAAGATACGATTGACAACAATGCAATTGAAGGTGAAGGATTTGACTTCATCGACTTTACAGAAACAAATCCTTTTGGTGAGCCATAATGTTAGGTAACGAACATTTTTATAACAGAACGATTCGCAAGATGGTTATTGCGATGGGTACGGTACTTAACGATATTGAGTTAGTTCGATACACCAAAGATGGTACTACTGCGAAAGAAAGATTCAAAGTACCATTATCTTATGGTGCTAAAGAAAAATATTATACAAGATTAACAACTGATCCTGATCTTGTTCGTTCATTAAATGTTGTTGTTCCACGCATATCATTTGAACTTACTGGTATGAATTACGACTCATCTCGTAAAATGGTTTCTACTATGAGAAATAGTGCAGTCAATACTAACACATCATCTTATAGTCAGTATGTTCCTGTTCCATATGATTTTAATTTTTCAGCATCAATTTATGTTCGTAACACAGATGATGGAACACAAATCGTTGAACAGATTGTCCCATTTTTTACTCCAGATTTTACAGTAACCGCAAATTTAATACCACAACTTGGTTTAAAGTATGACATACCAATTATATTGAATTCCGTAAGTAATCAAGTTGATTATGAAGGTGACTTTACAACGACACGTTTAATTATTTGGAACTTAGAATTTACTTTAAAAGGTCATCTATTTCCTCCAGTTAAAAGTAGTAAAATTATTCGTGCAGCTAATACAAATATTCTAGATGCTACAACGGCAAATTTAAAATATGCTGCTGTGAGAACATTACCAAATCCAATTAATGCCGGACCAGATGATGAGTTTGGCTTTTCAGAAACCATAACTGAGTATCCAAATGCATGATGAACAAGACAAACGAAAAATTATCTGAAGTATTTGATCTGGAACCAATAGTTCCAGAGGATACTGTCCAAGATTTAGTACCCATAAATAACTCTGTTGTCACAGACGATGCAGATTTTGCTCGTTCTAATATTAAAAATTTAATTAATAGTGGCAGTTCTGCGTTAAACAATCTTTTAACTGTTGCAAAGGACTCTCAACAACCTCGTGCATATGAAGTTGCTGCAACTTTAATTAAGAATCTTTCAGATTTGAATAAAGATTTGATGGAGATTCAAAAACGTAAACAAGATTTAACTGGCGAATCTACAAAGAACAAAAATATAAATGTAGATAAAGCTGTATTTGTGGGTTCAACAACCGAATTAGTAAAATTTTTAAAAAATAAACAGGAATAAACATGGAAACATTAGTCCAACAATTACGTGTGATTCTAGGTACAAACTTTAGTCTATACTTTAAAGCACATTCTTTCCACTGGAATGTTGAAGGTTCTAACTTCAATGACTACCACGCATTTTTAGGTGTTCTTTATAATGCAGTCTGGGCAAACACCGATTTAATCGCAGAGAAACTTCGTATGTTAGGAGTGTATGCACCTCCATCACTAGGAAGATTGTTAGAATACTCTGACGTTTCTAGTGATGCAATCACAATTCCAGATGCACGTATGATGTTTATGGAATTAAAGGTAGACAATGATAGAATGATTACCAATCTTCGTGCAGGTATTGATGCAGCAGATGAAGCAAACGAACCAGCAATTGGAAATTTCTTACAAGATTTATTAGATCAACATCAAAAACACGCATGGATGTTAAGTAGTTTACTTAAATAATGGATGACGGTTATCTTGGTAATTCCCGTCTGAAAAAGGCGGGGGTGCAATTATCTTATACAGAAGAACAGGTCGAGGAAATAATTAAATGTTCCCAAGATCCTGTTTATTTTATTAAAACTTATGTTAAGATTGTCAACGTAGATCGTGGTCTAGTACCGTTTGACATGTGGAATTTTCAAGAGGACATGGTTCGTGACTTCCATGAAAATCGTTTTTGTATTGCAAAAATGCCACGACAGGTTGGTAAAACAACAACCACTGTTGGTTATATGTTGTGGTGTGGATTGTTTAATGAAGAATTTGTTACAGGTATTCTTGCTAACAAACTTCAACTTGCCCAGGATATCTTGGGTAAGATACAAAAAGCATATGAATATCTTCCTATCTGGTTACAACAAGGTATTGTAAACTGGAACAAACGTTCGATTGAACTAGAAAATGGTTCAAAGATATATGCATATGCGACATCAGCCGCAGGTGTTCGAGGTGGTACATACAACCTAATCTTCCTTGATGAGTTTGCGTTCGTACCACATAATATGGCAGTTGAGTTCTTTACATCAACCTATCCTGTTATCTCGTCTGGTAAAACATCTAAAGTAATTATTGTTTCTACTCCAAATGGTCTGAATCTGTTCTACAAGATGTGGAAAGATTCAATTGAAAAACGTTCACTATATAAACCAATTGAAGTTCATTGGTCACAAGTTCCAGGACGTGATGCTAAATGGAAAGAAGAAACAATACGAAACACATCGGAAGAACAGTTCCGACAAGAGTTTGAAACAGAGTTTATTGGTTCATCTGCAACACTAATCTCTGGATCCAAACTTAAAACGCTGGCTTATTCTAATCCTATTGAAGCCGAAGATGGATTGGATATCTTTGCTAGACCAAAAGAAGGTAGAAGTTATATAGCAACAGTTGATCCTTCGGAAGGTGTTGAACAAGATTATTCAACCATCAATGTAATCGATGTAACCGAAGCACCCTATGTACAAGTCGCACGATATCGCAGTAACAAAATACCATTACTCTTTTTACCAACTGTCATCTACTCACTGGCGAAAAAGTATAATGAAGCTTTTGTACTCATAGAAACAAACAGTATCGGTAAACAAGTAGTGGATATTATGCACTACGATCTGGAAT